TTACCAGGCTCAGGAAAGTCAACCTTCGCAAGAGAGTTGGCATATCACTTTTTAGTTCCACACTACAATGCAGATACTTTTCGTGAGTATTATGATGACTGGGATTTCAGTGAAGGTGGAAGACTGCGACAGTTTCACCGAATGAACTCTAAAGACTGGGGTATCATAGATTTCGTATGTCCCTTCAACGACTATAGAGATAAGTTAGGTGCTGACTATATAATATGGATGGACACCATTAAAGAGGGAAGGTTCGAGGATACCAACAAGGTGTTCGACACCCCCACGAAGTATGATGTAAGAATCAAGAACTGGATTGATATAGACCAACTAAGAAATTCTTTCAAGGATTATGACTCTGGGGTAAAGGGTTTAGAAGAGTACCTAAAAGAACTGGTAAGACTCAATCCATAATCTAGTCTAAATACTAATACAAACTAACTGTTTAATTGGACTTACTATGAATCAATCTGGAGAAATAAAACAATTTAAGCTCGCCAATGGTGAAGAGATACTTTGTGAAGTTCTGCAATGGGAAGATGCAGATGATATCGAGATTCTCGCACGTAAGGCGATGAGACTTGTGATGATGGAAAATCAAGAGGGTGTTAAGTACTATGCATTTCGCCCTTGGATGGTATACCAAGAGAATAATGACGATCTAATTATTATCAACACCACTCATATCGTTGGTATGGGATTTCCTACTAGAAGTTTGTTGATACAATATGATGAAGCGTGTGCTGATATGGATGAGATGCATACTCAGAGAGAATTTGAATATGATCAGAAATATGGATTGTCCACAGAACAAAGATTAAATAAGGATGCCTCAGGAGATAAGATAGATGATTACCTCCAAAGAATGGGGTTACATGATAGTGCGAGTAATAATGTGATTAATCTTTTTGATAAATCTAAGTTACATTAATATAGTATTTACCCCTCTGGGAACGTAAAGCTTATTATACAGTGAGCAACAACTTTTGTCAAGTGAGAAATATGAAAATTTATAATACAGGATTCACCTGTTCCACCTTCGACCTGTTTCATGCGGGTCATGTCGCAATGTTAAGAGAAGCAAAGGAAGTCTGTGATTACCTTATTGTGGGACTACAGACTGACCCTTCTATAGACAGACCAGAGAAGAACAAACCTCTTCAGTCTATTGCAGAAAGACACATTCAAGTTCAGGCCTGTAAGTATGTGGATGAGGTTATTCCGTATGAGTCAGAAGAAGACTTGTTGAAACTCATGCACCTAATCAACTTTGATGTCCGTATAATTGGTGAAGAGTATGAGAAAAAAGATTTCACTGGTAAGGATTATGCTCTTGCCAATTTCATTGAATTGTATTATAATAAGAGACATCACAACCTTTCAAGTAGTAATTTGAGATATAAAATGGAAAATAATAATGACGGAAACTAAAGCAAAAATTAAACCGAAAGACAAACCCCACTATGTGAACAATGCACAATTCTCACAAGCGGTGGTGGATTATGTTACCGACCTTAATGGTGCGAGAGAAGCAAAGGTTCCCCAACTACCAGTAGTACCCGACTACATTGCAACTTGTTTCCTAAAGATTTGTGAGGGGTTATCCCACAAGTCTAACTTTGTTCGTTACACCTATCGTGAAGAGATGGTGATGGATGCGGTAGAGAACTGTCTCAAGGCAATTGAGAACTACAACCTAGAGGCGGCAACTCGTACTGGTAAACCAAACGCATTTGCCTACTTCACACAGATTTCTTGGTTTGCATTCCTTCGTAGGATTGAGAAGGAGAAGAAGCAACAAGACATCAAGATGCGTTATATGGAACAGTCTGGTGTTGAGGCATTCTTAGACAATCAATTGGGTGACCATAACTCAGCCGAGGCAGCACAGGCGGTTGTTGACCAACTTCGTTTGCGTATCGATGAAGTGAAAGGAAAGGACAACGAATGGAAAGCGATTGTTAAGAAAGAACGTAAGAGGCGCACAGTTAAAGTAGATTCCGACTTGACCAACTTTATAACGGAATAGTTACATGGTTAAGTTCTATGTGTTAGTCTCCAAGGACGTGAGACTAACCAAAAAACGATTACTCAGTCATTTCGATAACTGGGATAATTTTCATGTCATCATCAACACTCAAGACAAGGACGAGGAAGAGTCTTTGGTTGAGTTGATCGAAGGGTATGGTATCGACTACACCGTGACAGAGTCGGACGGAACACCGGCAACAGGAAAGAACTCCCTGTTGAAAGTGTTTCTAGAGTCTGACAATGAGTATGCGGTTTGTATTGATGGTGACGATATTCTTACCCAACATGGGTATGAGTTCTATAGCGGATTGCCCTTCTATGATGATCACCCACCCCCAGACCTTCTTTGTTTATACAGACAACAACACATCTATTGGACTGATGGTGATCGACTAGGGTCGGCACAATACCTACAGGACAAGTCTTATAAGTCTTCGATTGCGTTCATGGACGAAGACGAGATGTATGAGATGTTGATCTACAGGTATAAAAAGTATGTCGGTAACATAGAACTCACCGAAGAAGAAATTAGAAACTATAGGGATATGGCGTTCAAACGATACCGACACAATCAGATCATGAATACATATAGCGAAAGATATGAGTACATGACACGAATGGTTTGGTTCTCTCGCAAAGCAGCAGAGTTGACTAATTATAATAATAATATTGTCATAGGAGAGGATACTATACAGTTCTTCAAACATAAGAAGATTGCACAAGAAGGTGGTCTGAGGATGTTTATCAAGAAAGATGGGAGAGGTGTGGAACCAACTTATATAACATATATGGGTAACCATAGTATTACTCGTGAGAAGGATAAAAACTTTTGGACGTATAAACCATACGAAACTTACGACATTTCCGATAACCAAAATCTGAATGATACTTTACCTCACAGTATAGAGTTCCGACAGAAGACCGCAAATGCTGGTGTTGACATATATGGATGGGAGTGGTTACCCAGTTTTGCGGAAGCGGTAGAAGAAGTTCGAGAGGAAGGAAATTTACCTAGTCCAGATTTTTCTTTACCCCAATGGAAAATTGGGTTGGTGAGAAGAAAAGAAGTTATAAATACTTGACATTAACTGTTGGAGGTGGTATGATGGACAAAGTAAATCAAAGAAAGACCGAACTAAAGAAACTTCGTAGGAAAGCGATCAAGTTGCAGAATGCAAGTGCTGGTCGTTTACCTATGACAGAAGCAATGAAGATGGTGAGAAATTATGATGGAGAACAATCCAAGTCTTGATAAACCTTACATACAATTGATATGTCATCCGTATGAACACAGTTCTTCTGTGAACACACGTATTACTATAGATATCATGCAGAAGGATTTATCACGTGATGAAATGGTTGAGGTGTTACAGGATTTTATGAAATCAATGGGATATAATTTCAGTGCGAAAGAATCCCTTTGTATTGAGGCATATGATTAAATGAAAATTGCAATACTAAATGACACCCATGCGGGTTGTCGAAACTCATCTGACATTTTTATGGATTATCAAGAACGTTTCTACCGAGACGTTTTCTTTCCGTACCTGTTAGAAAATGGTATTACACAGATACTACACTTGGGTGATTATTACGATAATCGTAAGACAATCAACTTCAAGGCACTACAACACAACCGTAAGATATTCCTAGAACCTATGCGTAAGCATGGTATCACTATGGATATAATTCCTGGCAACCATGACGTGTACTATAAGAACACCAATGAGTTGAATGCACTGAAGGAACTCCAAGGTCACTACATGAATGAAGTGAACCTTATTATGGAACCAACAGTGATGGAGTATGATGGTACAGAGGTTGCATTGGTTCCTTGGATTAATCCAGAGAACGAGAAGACCACACTGGAGTTTCTGAAGAACACTAGTGCAGAGATTGTTGGTGCTCACTTAGAACTGCAAGGGTTCGAGATGGCACGTGGTCAAGTGTGTATGGATGGTATGAGTAAGAAACACTTTGATCGATTTGATATGGTGTTGACTGGTCACTTCCATGCGAAGTCTAGTATGGATAACATTCATTACTTGGGTGCTCAGATGGAGTTCTTCTGGAATGATTGTAATGACCCCAAACACTTCCACATCCTTGATACCGAAACAAGAGAATTGACTGCGGTTCAGAATCCTCTCACTATCTTTGAGAAGATTTACTATGACCACGAGAACATGAACAAGTTCAAAGACCTCTCTTATCTTGATAGTAAGTTCGTCAAGGTTATTGTTACCAATAAAGGTGACCCATATGAGTTTGAACGATTCATTGATCGGGTACAGGCACAGAAGATTCATGAACTAAAGATTGCGGAAGACTTCGCAGAGTTCATCGGTTCTAATGTGGATGATGACAACATATGTGTTGACGATACAGAGACACTTGTATATGATTATATTGACAATGTTGTTACTGACCTAGATAAAGACCGAATCAAACAAGAGGTATCTCATTTGATGAAAGAAGCACAAAACATGGAGATTGCATAATGAGTGCAACACATGGTGGTAAAGGAAGTAAACAACGTCCAACTGGCAATCAAAAGAAGTTTGATAATAACTGGGATGCCATCTTTGGTAAGAAGAAAGACCCACCGAGTGCGGTAGACGATTGCGCTACCGTCACCGAAGAGTCTGTAATGTGGGAACACTATTGTACCGCAGAGGCGACTAAGATGAGTATCGCTAAAGGACAAGAATGTAGTTGGTGCGGGATGACCGAAAAATAAATTTGACTTTATATGATGAGTGTGGTATTATAACCCAATGATAAATTTTAAGAAACTCCGTTTTAAGAATTTCCTCAGTACAGGAAACAATTTCACCGATATCAGTTTTGATACTACTCCGACTACCCTAGTGGTAGGACACAATGGTGCTGGTAAGTCCACTATGTTGGATGCCCTGTCGTTTGGTCTGTTCGGTAAACCTCACCGAAAGATATCTAAGAACCAACTGATCAATACTATTAATGGCAAAGGTACATTGGTAGAGGTTGAGTTCGATATTGGTAAACAACAGTACAAGGTTATCCGTGGTATCAAACCTAATAAGTTTGAGATATGGGTCAATGGTAATATGGTGAATCAAGATTCCCATGCCAAAGAATACCAGTCGATGCTCGAGAAGAACATCATCAAGTTGAACCACAAATCTTTCCACCAGATTGTAGTACTTGGGTCATCATCCTTTGTACCATTCATGCAGTTGGCGGGTGGGTCTAGACGTGAAGTGATCGAGGACTTACTGGATATCAATATGTTCTCTAAGATGAACTCTCTATTGAAAGAGAAAGTATCTTTACTCAAAGATCAGATTGCGGATAACACACATAAAATCAATCTAGTCGATACCAAGATCAATGCACAGAAGAAGTATCTACGTGACCTGAGTGCGATATCTAGTCACCAGAAGAAACAGAAGTTAGATACTATCAAACAGTTGCAAGATGATATTCGTGTACTCAATGAGAAGAATGCCGAGGTGACCAAGGAGGTTACCGAATCCAAGGAAGTCACTACCGAGATCGTTAGTGTGGGGAAGGAAATACAATCCCTCAATGAGTTTGCGGCTGGGTTCAAGGCACAACAAAAGGATGTGGTCAAACAAGCAAAGTTCTTTGAAGAGAATGATAAGTGCCCTACCTGTGATCAGGGTATTGATCGTAAGTTGAAAGAGTATCATCTAAACAAATGTAAGACTCGTGCGGGTACTATTGATGGTGCGTTGAAAATGCATGGTGTACGTAAGTCTGACTTGGATGCAAAACTCGAAGAACTCACTAGAATGCAAGACCACATCCGCAGTTGGCAGTCTAAGATTGATGCCAATACCCAAGAGATTATGAGTATCAACCGAAACATCGATACTCTTAATGGTGAGATATCTCGTATTGATGAGGGTACTGGTGACCTATCAGAAGCAAACTCTGACCTAGAGACATTGCGTACTGATAAGGAAGAGTTGCAAGACTCTAAGTATCGACTAAACGAACAGTTCTCGTACAACCAAGTGTATTCTGAGTTGTTGAAAGATACTGGTATCAAGACCAAGATTATTAAACAGTACTTGCCTGTCATCAACCAATTGACCAACAAGTACCTACAGATTCTAGACTTCTTCGTACACTTTGATCTGGACGAGTCTTTCCAAGAGACTATTCGTTCTAGACATCGTGATGCATTTTCGTATGACTCATTCTCTGAGGGTGAGAAACAACGTATTGATTTGTCCCTACTATTTACGTGGAGACAGATTGCGAAGATGAAGAATAGTGTGGCGACCAATCTACTAATCCTTGATGAGACATTTGACTCGTCTCTGGATGAAGAGGGTATCGAAAACCTCATGAAGATTATCTCTACGCTAGGTGAGGATACTAACGTATTTGTTATCTCTCACAAGAGTGAACTTGAGGATGCACAGTTCCACCGCAAAATCGAGTTCGTAAAAGAAAAGAACTTT